TCCTTTTTTACTAAAAAAGCTCTCATCAAATAAATCTGTCTGAGAACCATCGTTTGTAGCTACTGATATATTATCAGAGCCATTTGTTTTTGTAAGAATAAGATCCTCTTTCTGACTACCAGTACCATTAGTTTTTTTAAAACCATATAGGTCTGTATTACCTAATGATTCCTGTGTAGAAGTAGCAATTTCTGCTAATTCGATCTTACCACTGCTGATCATATCAGCTAAGTCTCTTGCTCTTGTCATATTATACTACCAAAGTATCTGCTTCAGCTTCAGTTAAAGGCTCACCAGCCACTAACTTTGCTTTAGCACTAGCTTTTAATTCTGCTAATGCTTGTTCTTCAGCTTTAATATTATTTCCAGTAATTACATCTGCTTCAGCTTGTGTAATTTCTTCAGGTGTCATATTTTCAATAACTCCTTCAGGATTTTCTGGTGTAAATGTTATTTTCTTTGTCATATTAGTATGCTCCTTTAAATCCATAAACAACTGCTTTAAGTTGTTTAATTATATTTGACGTTCCTTGTCCAGTATATTGTAAACCTCGCATTTGATTAGTATTGTTTTTCCATACACCACCACCAATCATATACCTCATATCAGAACTATTATTGCAATAGAAAAAACTATGAGTTCCAAACCATTTATAAGCTGAAGTTTGATATGGTTGAACTACATCTATTACAATAGTTGAAGTTTTTTCAGTATCAGATGATAAATCTTGTGTTAGTTGAACGTATTGTGCACTTGAACTTGAACCATTTAAATCAGAACCTCCAGAAGTTCTTCCATTATTTGCAAATTCATAACTACTTCCAGTATCTACTGTACCATTATTATCTATTGCTCTAATCCAACCTTGAGCACCAGTAGAGTTATGCAGCATATTGTGTAAAATTATTCTATAAACTGGATATGTAGTACTAAAGATATTATCTAAACTAAAGTTTGTAACAGTAGAACCTGAGTGACTAAACTCTGCGACTTTTACTGCATCAGATGATACAGTTCCAAATTCAAGAGCCGATGCACCTGAGTTAACTTGAACTACTTGTCCAGCAGTTCCTAAAGATAATCCACTATTCCAGATTCCTCCAGAACCAGCAGTGAATGTATTCCAATGAGCTGTACTTGTAGGTAAATTACCTGTTGTTGAAGTTTTTGCTACGTATGCTGACCCATTATAGTAGACAACATCATTAGCAACGTAGGCAGTTCCACCTGCATAATCACCTTTATGAGTGAATGTAAGTTTGCCTATATCTATTGTAGCCATATTTTTTTCCTCCTATTATATGGTTGCTATTAAGCTGCCATTTGAAAGTGAGAATGTAAAACCACTCGCACTAAATAAAACATCATCAAACGCAGCATATTGAGTATTTGTGATGTTGTCTTGACCTTGATTGGTCGTTGTTACTTGTAAATTGTTATTAAAAGGTGCTGGTGTATTTGCTTGTCCTCCCATTCCTGCATGGTTTGAACAATAGTAATACAATGTTGGAGCACCAGTTGCAACTACAATCGTTACTTGTGTAGATGAGTTTATTGTAACTCCTGTAGTATATGCACTTGTATTTCCACTATCTGTAGAAAATCTTAATGGGTGAGCTGAAGGATGTGTAAATACATAAGTATTACCTTCAATTAATTCTAAAGTTGGCTGAGCAGCTCCCATTATATGATATACATTATTACCTGCATATGATGCAGCTGTAACTGTATAATTAACAGTTGATGCTACAAATGATTTATTAAAACCATATACTTCTGCTGAAGATGCATTACCAAATTCTAAAGCATTAGCAGCTGCATTGACCTTCATTACTTGTCCTGCTGAACCTAATGATGATAATCCTGTACCACCACCAGCTGTAGGTAAAACACCAAATTCTAATGCTGAACCACCACTATTTACTTTAAGAGCTTGATTAGCAGATCCTAAAGATGTAAGTCCAGTACCACCTTTTGAAGTAGGTACAGTAGGTAAACGATCTGATCCTAGTGTTCCTGATGTAATGTTTGCTGCATTTATTGCTGCAACATTAAATGTTCCAAATCCTACCAAATCTAAAATATCACCAGCAGCTGCACCAGATGCTAGAACAACAGAGTTACCTGATGTTACTGTAACGTCAGTTCCATTAACAAGCTTAACACCATTAAGATAACAATCAATAAATGGTGAATCATAACTAAGTGTATTTCCTGCTGAATCAGCTCCTGAAAATGTAGTTTGACCACCAGTAGCTGTATATTGGAATCTAGCAGAAGTACCATTTACAGATGATCCTGCATTTGCCCAACCAGATGATTTATAAACTTTTAATTCATTAGCAGTAGTGTCAAAATATAGATCACCTACATCTAACGAAGTTGTAGGTGCTGATGATGCTACTCTGTATCTTTCAGCAAATGATGTGACACCTGATAGGTTGTTAGATACATTTGTTACATGACCACTAGCTTCTGCTGCTGCAAGTGAATTTAATCCACTTATTCCTGCAAGTGTAGCAATATTATTTGTAGGACTTATTTGTCCAGCTACTGTATTAATATTTGTAGTGTTTGCTCCAGCAGAAGATATATTGGTTGCATTGGCAGCAACAATTGATACTTCAGATGCTTTTGGAACTAATCTTACAAATGTATAAGTATTTAATGTAGTTGTAGTTTCAACTAATAATCCAAATCCTGCTGCAAATGTAACTGTGTTTCCACAACCATTTAAAGTAACTGTAGAGTTTCCAACTGTTCCATTAGCTATAGTAATTACTCCAGAGCTGTTGGAAGTTATCCCAGTGGATAATGCTGTAATACTAACAATAGTACCAGCTCCATTATTTACATCTGGATTAGCATTAGGAAAACTTGTTTCGTTTGCTATTGGTACAAATCCACCTACATCATCAACTAAATCTATAATTCTGTTTGATACAGCAGCAGTCGTTGCTACTTTAGTATCTGAGTTACTCCAAGCATCTCCTGATGCTATTGTTTCTGTAGAGTCTTGTCTAAAATATCTAGCGTCAGAAGCAGATGTTGTAAATACAGTTGTATCATTAGGTGTATGTCCTGAATGAGATGAATTATCTATTAATAATCCTGAAGATAAATTTGATCCTGAAATAATACCAGTTGGTATTGAGTTATTTGTTTTTGATAAAATACCTACATAAATAACTAAAGTTTCATTTTGTAAAGATCCTGAATCCCAAGTTACGTTTACTGTTGTATTCGTAGAAAATGATGAACTAGCTATTGTTCCAACTATTGTTCCTGTAGATGATCCTACAGCTTTTACCCTTCTACCAGCATGATAGAATGATGTTACGTTAGCTCCAGCAACTGTAAATGCTGTTCCACTAACATACGCAAAAGTATGTGCTCCATCACCATCACCATAAATTACCCATTGAGAGTCATTGTAAAACTCTCTAATATCAGCTGTAATAGCTCTGAAGGCATTGTTTATGTTAGAAGGTAACATACCTTCAGCTATATTAACACCTCCTACTGAAGTATTATTACTAGCTGTTGTACTATAATCTTTTATTCCTGCCATTTTTCTCCTAACTCATGAACCAAGCAAAAGCTTTGTCATTTTCTGTATTATTTTTATTAATTAATTCGTTCACACTTTGTTCTAATTGTCTTTGAAAAAATTCTTGTGACTCAAACGAATATCTTACGTTATCTATATCATTAGTATCACTCATCTTATTCCTGCTTTACTTAATACAAAATCTACTCCTTGTGCATGAGTAAATGTTGTTTTTGATGGTATTTTAACATTAGCTCTAATGTATCTTCCAGACTTTCTAACTGGATTCATACCACTACTATTTTGTGTTACTGATGTAGATTCAGATTCATTATCAGCAACTCTTTCTCTAGTCTTTACTGTTAATGTAGATACTGCATCTACAATTGGTCTTACACCAGTTATATTAGCTCTAAGTCCTGCAAAAGGTTCTAGTTCTGCTGTTTCTACTTCACATTCATTAGAGTTTCCAGAAAATATAGCTGCTTTATAATTTTCATCTATAGCTCCTAAAAACATTTGACCACCATTCCAAAAGTCTGTATCAAGAGCTGCATTAATATTTTCTAAGTTTTCAGATATAATATCCATTAACTCTACTGTAAAAGCTCCAACAAATTGTGGAAAGATTACACTTGTATTAGCTTCTGCTAATGACCATTTTTTAGTAGCATAATTATATATAATAATTCTATCACATAATCCTGATGCATTAGGTGATGTATTGACACTTGGATATGCCCATAATGCTAACTGATTAAATGGGTCAACAGCTGCTTTAATTTTATCTGTATATGCTTTATTAAGATCTAGATCAAAAAATCTATTTACTTTTTCTGCACCAATAGGTGATATTGTATCTCCTGATAATTGATAGAATCCATCATCAGAATAAAAGAATACATTTCTATTATCTTGACAAACTGTTTGTCCATAAACAGCTCCTCTGTTTGGTGATATAACTGATAATCTAAATACTACAGATCCACCAACAAAGTCCATACGAATTATTTGATTTTGTCTAAATACATATCCTATCTCACCTGATGTAATATGTACTATTCTACCACCTGATCCAGGTAAGTCTTGAAAGTCTGCTTGTTTACCTTGCCATGTAGTAAGATCATTAATACCTGACCATTGTATTCTATTTGTTTTTGTAGGTTGATTACCTGTAACAAAAAAATCTCGAATAACTCCTGATACTCTAAATGTAGGTAATGATCCTGCTGTAACTATAGAACTAAGATTAGCAAAGTTTGTAGATGTACCCATTAAATAATATTGTGGTGCATCAACTCCATTACTAGCAATTACATAGTTACCAAATTGTGTAAATGTAATAAAATCTGTATTTGTACCAGTAAGTCCTGATTTTCTAGATGTAAATGTTCCTGTAGCTAACTGATATATATTTGTATTTGTTGCTACAAAATTAAAAATATTATTTGAGTTATCTCTAAATGAACCTGCACCTCTAGCATTTGCACCTATATTATTTGTAGTATAGTCAACTAAAGATGGAAATCTTTTATATGTATTTAATGTATGATATACATTTGTAGCTACATTAGCACCTGGTTTTAAATGTTCAGGTTGATCAGGTAGCCATTCTCCAAAAGGTACTTGCATTATCTATTCCTATAAAATGATAAATCTGTTTGTACATCTGTTCTTTGTGTAACAGGTGCACCTCCATATGTATCATGTCTATCATCACCTCA